ACGACAACTTCTTTGAGAAACGTGTAACCGAATATTCAGTAGCTGGCATGGAAGGTGAAGACTTCGGTTGGGATGAGATAGAATTAGAGGTAGCTTGATGGACACCGAATACAATATCGAATGTCCTATATGTGATATACAGTCGATCGTGAGGGTTCCTTATGAAGAGGAACTCCCACGTCACTGCCCTATGTGTGGTTCCGACGCAGACGCAGAGTCGACCTACGAAGAAGAGTAAGTTAGTGTCCATATAAGTAGGTGCATGGAATGGATATTTGAAGACACATTATTCGACCCCGAAGAATCTTTTCTAGAAGATTATCAGGGGTTCGTCTACATCATCACAGAACTGACTACTGGTAAAAAGTATATCGGTAAGAAGTTTTTCTGGAAACCAAAGACCCTACCAGTAACCAAGACACGAAAGCGCAAAGTAAAGACTCGTGCTATATCGGACTGGAAGAAATATTTTGGTTCAAGTCAGGAAGTAAAATCCCTAGTTGAAGAGAAAGGTGCAGAGAATTTCAGGAGAGAGATTCTGAAACTCTGCCGCACCAAAGGGGAGTGTTCGTACTACGAAGCAAAACTACAGTTCGAGTACGACGTTCTACTCAGGGACGATTTCTACAACGCGTTCATTGGATGCAAAATCCACGCGAAGCATCTACCTAAAGATTAGATGCGGTCGAAACCGCACATTGCAACTTTGTACTTCTCAGTACCAAGAAGCATCTGGTCACCCATCGAGGTAGACCGCAAACCATACGTCACACCTTCGTGGACCGGAAGGTCTGCCATCACAGTCACATCTTCTGAATAGTCCGGATTGTTTTCGATGTCATTACGACTCCATGAACCACCAAGGTTCTGGGTGCGGTGATATGCATACTCAAGGGCTTCATCACCAGTACGAATACCGACCTCAACAAAGGCAACGGTACGAGGTGAAGCTTCAAACGCGGTGTGGATAACAGTAACTTTATTCATTTAATATCTCCTAACTCAGTAATACGATTGGTGATTCGATTGTACTCACTGTTGTAGTACGTCTCATTGTAACACTCTTGTGCTTCGATTAGCATTACAAGGTCATTCATTAGATCAGCAATTTCGTTATTCATTATTTCACCTCGACATTTTGTGGAGCATAAAGACCTTCAAGGTCACGAACTTCATTATAGACTCGAACACGTTTGGTGGTCACACCAGTGACAACACCGCAAACCCAAGTATCAGAACCAGCACACTTGACCCAAACTTCTTGCCCGACTTGATAATTCATAATTTTCTCTCTCATCTCAATAGGGTACTATTATCTCTTATTTTGGAAACAAAGTCAATACTTTTCTTAGAATAATTTTTCATAAAAACTTAGGTCATATAACAAAATAGTCTAAAAGAAGTGTTGACATTTGTTTCCAAAACACCTATAATGGGTACATAAATTAATGAAGAGAGAGATTTGATTATGAATGTAATAAATGATGAAGTGTTGAACGGTGTTCGTGGTGACGTGAAAAAGTTGTTTGATGTACTCGAAGAACTAAACCTAGACACTAGCGAGAAACAGAAGTCCGAATTGATTTCTGGTCTTGTCGAAAATAATGTCGCTAAGTTTGTTCCTAACGCACGTGCTCCAAAACTAGACTCTGAACCAGACCTATACATCAACCAACAACCCATAGAGATAAAGACGACTGCCGGTGAGCAATGGCGTGGTGGTAAGTACTCCAAACGGCCGGGTTACTATGTGTTCGTAAGTTGGAAGATGGATGCGCAACATAACGCAGACTTTTTTATGGCCGGTACTCAGATGGAAGAGTCCGATTGGAAGATGAGTAAGTCTAAGAACTACTATGCGACAACCTATGGCAAGAAGGAACTGGCGGCAAACCAAGATGTCGAATTTTTCACTGGTAACCTAGATGTTTACATGCGTGGTAAAAAACAGTGCGTCCGTGTTAACTATAGGTAAGTGACCATTTTCTTTGTTTAGGTCACGTTTACTGCTTGCAATATGTTATCAAAACACCTATAATGGGTACATAAATTAATGAAGAGAGAGATTTGATTATGATAAAGTATGTTATTAGAGAAATGAAGAATGATGCCCTTGCAAACAACATTAAGTTTGACTCTTTGATTGAAGCAATGAACTACAGAACTGAGAATGATATTGAGTCTGTGTCTTGGGTTGACGAAGTAAAGATTAGAGTGGATAACAGATTCAAATCTACTGGAAACCTAACTAAAGTTGAAGCAAATTAATTCACTTTTTTTCAAAATAAGTGTTGACAAACGTTTCCAAAAGAAGTATAATGGTTACATAAATTGATGAAGAGAGAGATTTGAATATGACCACTAATTATGTTGATTTGAGAAAAAACCCTGAGTTCACCAACTTCCGCAACTACGTTCTGTCGTTCTATGCGTATGACGGTCTTTACCCTGTAGAGGGTCTGAACGTTGAGATTGTTGAACGTGCTATCGTTAAGTACGTCGAAATCTGTTCTAGTACTACCCATCATGAAACTTGGGGTCACGGTGACTCTCTTGACCGTGAACGTGTTCGTGACCTTATCATCGATACGTCTTCTCAAAAATTGAAAGTAAAGGAGTCAGTGTAATGAAAGCAATCACTTATATTTCTGACCCCAGTCATTCTTATCTGAAGATTGATGTACGCACTGTAGAGAACCTAGGGTTCATGAACAAAATCTCTGAGTACTCTTTCTTCAACAACAACTACGTATGGTTAGAGTGCGACTGTGATGCACAGTTGTTCTTTGATGCGTTAGATGAGAGAGGTCTTCCTGAACCAACTATCTACATGGAAACTCTTAATGAACAGGCACCGTTTAGATTGTATCCACGGTTCTCTGCGAAGGCTGCTTAAAATTAATTCACTTATTTTCATAATAAGTATTGACAAGTAATCAAAACAAGTGTATAATGACTGTATAAATTAATGAAAAGAGAAACTATATTATGTCTATGAATGATGTGCTTCAAATTGAAACTTCCGCGACAGTTGGTAAATGCCCTTGGGGTATCGGTACCGAGGTCTCTAACGATCTAACTCCTATCCAGATGATGCAGAAAGCCGGTGTCGATTGGTCGGTTGAGAAGATCCCTACTTACGCTCGACACAACAATGTTGAAGTACCTACAGGTATGGAAGCACTCGTGCGGTCTAGTGATAGCAAAATCCTCACTCAAGTGGGCGGTAACTGGAATCCAGTACAGAACGAACAGGCATTCGAATTCTTCAACGATTACTGCTCTGCCGGTGATATGGAAATGAGTTCTGCTGGTTCTCTGAAGGACGGTAAGATGGTCTACGCAATGGCGAAGGTCAAAGAGTCGTTCGATATCCTTGGTGGTGATCAGGTTGATTCATACCTTTTATTCTCTAACCCACATGAGTACGGTAAGTCAATCGATGTTCGATTCACTCCGGTTCGTGTAACTTGTATGAACAGTCTGTCACTTGCACTGAAGGGTACTTCGGTCAACTCAACTAAGATTAACCACCGTCGTGCGTTTGATGCTGAACAGGTTAAGATCACTATGGGTCTTGCCCATGAGAAGTTTGACCAGTACAAAGAGATGGCACAGTTGTTGTCCAAACGACAGTTCACTGCTGACACTCTGATTCAGTACTACAACTCTCTGTTCCCTTCACAGTCACCTAAAGAAGAAGTGCGTGGTTACAAAGATCTCGCACCTAACGCAAAGAAAGCATACGAGTTGTTGGAGACACAACCGGGTGCTGAGTTTGGTCGTGGTTCATGGTGGCAAGCATTCAACTCTGTTACTTACTTAACTGACCACCAGTTGGGTCGTACTGCTGACAGTCGAATGACTTCTGCATGGTACGGTGCAAACCAAGTCAAGAAGAAGAAGGCTGCGGAACTCGCAGTAGAGATGGCGGTGGCAGCATGAAGAACCGATTTGATCTAGAACAAGAAATCATGGGATGTTGGGGAATCACGGATGACCTCCAACAACTACTAGAACTCATTGACGATGGATATTATCCATCATTATCCCCTACCGACACCGATGGACTTGCAAACATTGTGATGGGACTGAAGAATGTCTACCAAATGAAGTTTGAGAAGATGTTCAATACCTTCGGTCAATGTATACCTCAACTGAAAGATTCTATCGAAGATGATGAGGATTTAGGAGTGCCTTGGGAAGTCGATGAACCTCAAATGAGTTTACGACTAAATGATGTCACCCCTGCCGAATGGGATAGTGTGAGATAAATCTCTCCTTAGACCCCCTCTTGTTTATAAATAAGTTATAGACAAGGGGGAGAGTCTAATGACCAAGTTTCACACAGTGGCAATAACTGCATTGCTGTGCTCGTTACTTTGGATTGGTGGCACAGCACTTTTAATTAATGAATATATAAAAGTAGTACAAACTAAAGAGTTCCAGATAAAAATGAAAGACTGGGACATTATCAACAACAACAAGATAATTAAAACATATGATGATACACTAAAGGATTTAATTTTTAGATGTCAAGCTCGTGATGAGATTCGAATCGGAAATAAAATCTACGTGTGTTTTGAAATTGATAAGGTGTAAATAATGATTACGTTTCGTAAAGAAGTCTTTGAAGTATTCGAGGAATATAAAAAAGCAGATTCTCGAAAAGAACGATTAGATGTTTTGAAAAAATATGAAGACAACTGGGCGTTCAAAGATATCCTACGTGGATCCTTCGATGATGCTTTGGTGTTCAATCTACCATCTGGTCGCCCTCCTTTCACTCCGAACAAACCGGAGTCAATCCCCTCTAGCCTGTTAAAACAGCATAAAGAATTTGGATTATACATCCAAGGTGGGAAAGGTGATAACCTTACCCAGTTCAGAAGAGAGAATAAATTTATTCAGTTACTAGAATCCGTTCATCCGGAGGATGCTGAATATATTTTGAAAATGGTGGCAAAGAAACCACCTTGTCGTTATATAACCAAGAAAATAGTACAGGAGGCATTTCCAAATCTTATAACAGAATAATCTTTTCGACACTAACTAACTTCTAAGGAGAATCCTATGTCGAGTCAAGAACAGCAGTTGAACCAAAATATTAACGAACTACAACAGTTCGTGCATGATACCAGACGACAATCAATATATTCCCAAGGTAATCGAAATTATCGAACGGAAACACTTAGTCAGTATTATAATATACTGAATGCGTCTACTCAACAACTTTCTCGATAAGGGGGTGATTATCTCTTCAGAAGCGTGTGTGAGACTTCTGTCGTAGTGATTGAAAATAATTTGGAATGGACTTATAATGCCACAGTATGATTTTAAAAACAAAGAAACCGGAGAGGTCAAGGAATTGTCTCTCCGGATTTCTGAATATGACCAATGGATTATCGATAATCCAGAGTGGGTAAGGTACTTCCCTGCATCTTCTGCACCTAAGATAGTATCTGGTGTTAAGTCAACAATGAGGCTTGCTGGTAAAGAGTGGGAAAATAAACTGACCGCAATCAAAAAGAATGCGGGGAAACAAAGCACAATAAAGGTTTAGTAGTATGAGGTTTTTTAGTTGGTTGAAGTCAGGACCGTCTTCAGCGGAACCCGTGGGTGATCCAGATCCGGATCAAGTCACGGTTGCGAATGCATACAAAACTAGGTGGGTATGGTACCACACTATTCTTGCGATAGAAATCTTAATGACCAACATTCTACTAGCATCTATCTTGGTGGTACTTGCTATCAAGTTATGATAGAACTGATACGTAAATTGTGGTGTAAACCTAAAGTGAAAAATGTTATGAATCGTGAAGCAGTATTTCAACAACTCAAAATCGACGAAGGGGTCGTATATGAGATTTACCTCGACCACCTCAACTACCCAACATTTGGTGTCGGTCACCTCATCAAGGAGAGTGATGGAGAGTTCGGAAGTAAGGTCGGAACTAAGATATCCCCCGAAAGAGTTGCAGAGGCATTTGAACAAGACCTCGACATCGCAATCTCAGAGTGTGTCGTACTATACGGAGAAGGGTTTACTTGTCTACCAGACGAAGTCCAGCAAATCTTGGTTAACATGATGTTCAACCTAGGTAGGCCGAGACTAAGTAAGTTCAAGAAGATGAATTCCGCCATTGAGAAAGGTGATTGGAAGACCGCTGCTGAAGAGGGCAGAGATTCTCGTTGGTATCATCAGGTGGGTTTCCGTTCCGCACGTTTAATGAGAAGGCTTGAGAATGTCAAATAATGTAATATTCCAATATATGATCGTGAGTGATGCGGTAGATGCTCGCGGCGGTATCAAAGGGTGGGACGGTTCTCGTTCTTCCCTCTATAAAGAAGTGGCAGATATTTCACGCACTTCATTCGAAGACTACGCAAAGAAGATTGGTGCCGAACACGTCTACTCCGATGAACGTGTTGCGACCAAAGGTCACGGATGTTCTACCTCACTACTGCACGAATGTGCACGTGTATGGTTAGACCCTATGTTCGACCAGTACGACAACCTACTATTCGTAGACACAGACATCGTGGTCAACACCGAAGAGAATATCTTTGATCAGATGGAATCCGGTGCCGATGTCTACGGTGTCCTAGAGTCAGACTTCGTTACCTCCAATGGTGGTGGATACAACTCTTGGGACTATAAGGAAGACAACTACCGTGACTTCGTTCGTAAGTTCGACTTACATGACTGTCCTATCGTCCCTGTAATGCCACCTAACCGTCCATCTAAACTAACCATTATGAATACAGGTGTAGTTCTGTGGTCCAAGGAAGCACGTCTACGTGCACGTGAACTGTTCATGAACTGGGAAGACTGGTGTTACACTGGTGACTTCCATATGTCTATCATGAACGACCAACCATACATCTCTGCACAGTTGATGAAACATGAGTTTGATGTAGAGACTATCGATACGACTTGGAACGACTCACCCCACTATGCGACCGAACAAGAGTTCTTTGATAATGCAAAGTTCTGTCACTACACTGGTGGTGAGTGGAAAGTCGATATGGTACAGCACTGGAAGGATCGTAAGTTCAAAACCACACCTTGGCAAAGGTCGATTATACCATGACATGTAAGGAAAATGTATTATCTATTATACAAGAAGAATATCTTAACTGTATGGAAGAGATGTCTTCAGTCGAAAACACGAATCCTAACTTTTATGTCATTGCTCAAAAGATATCATTTTTACAGGCTTTTCGTAAACGCATAGAAACCGAAATTAATTAAAATATTTTCAAAATAAGTGTTGACAAACCTCTCATATAGTAGTATAATGATACTTCAAATGTGAGAGGTTTTTTTATGAAAGATTCAAATGCCACCAAGATAGAGTTGGCCACCGACCTAGTTAACCACTACATCTATCAACTAGAGAATCCCGACTGGGGGCAATTAATGATTTCCCTGATGAATGAGGGCTTTACTTCTAAGGAAGTGTATGTTATAATGAACAGAGTCAGAGAAGAGGGGGTTGTGTGAAAGATAAAGTAATTTTAGTAGACTGTGATGGAGTACTGTTGGACTGGATGTACAGTTTTCATCAATGGATGAACCATCATGACTTCAATATCGTTAAACCAGAAGTGTACGATATAGGAGAAATGTTTGGAATTGTAGACCGTGTTGCTAGAAAGAGATTGTGTCGAATGTTTAATGAGAGTGCGCAGATTCGAAAGTTGCCACCTCTAAGAGACGCAATCAAATATGTCCGGAAGTTGCACGAAGAACACGGATATGTGTTCCACGCAATCACTTCTCTGAGTAACGATGAGTATGCACAACACCTTCGTACCAAGAACCTATGTGAGTTGTTTGGACCTACTGTCTTTGAGAAATATATCTATCTAGATACTGGAGCCGATAAAGACGAAGCACTGGAATTCTACCGTGATAGTGGATGTTTATGGGTAGAAGATAAAGTGGAGAATGCAGAAGTTGGAGCAAGACTGGGACTTGAGTCCGTCGTTATGGAACACTCTTACAACCAAGATACTGACTTCCCATTGATGCGTAACTGGAAAGATATATATGAGTACGTAACAGGAATCTAATCCCACTCAAGATAGTGTTTCGGGGGACTTCGGTCCCCCTTTTTTTTAATATAAATATAAATTTAATCTGATAATACAGGTGAGTGATGAGATACGTTGGATACAGTGAATTTTACCATGACTCTGGTCTTGCTATTATTAGCGAAGATGGTGTTGTGGACTTTGCCACACATGGAGAGCGATACTCCAAGAAGAAGAACGATCCTAATATTCCGGATGCGTTGTGGGATATGATCAATAAGGATGACCACGTATCATTCTATGAAGATCACAAGATCAAGTTCGATATACGAGGTGGCGTACTTGCAACGGGTAGATCACCCGAATCCATACAGGGTTCTGAATCATTTGCAGACTTCCCGTATCCAGAAGCAACGGTGTTTGATGCTCATCATCTGCATCACGAATCTCACTGTGCGGCTGCGTTCTACACGCGTCCGTGGGACTCGAAGGACGATACTGTCCTCGTCTCGATTGATGGGGTAGGTGAACTACAAACTGCGGTCATCATGGATTCAGACTTCAACCTAATCAAAGAGTGGCACTACCCTAAGTCGGTAGGTCTAGTCTACACCCTTACTACTAAGTTCCTTGGTCTACGTCCACTCGAAGATGAGTACGTGGTCATGGGTCTCTCTGCGTACCACGATACATGCCCGAAGTCTAAGGCAATAACCGATTGGTTGATCCGGTGGTATGATAACCTAGAAGACATCGCACCAGAAGTTGCAATGGGTATTGAGGTAGGGGGTGGTCAATCTCAACGTGAACAAGACCGTATACGATTTAGATCAGAGTTCGAACGTCGAATCCTATCCGTAGAAGATAAGGTTGCGGCACGTGCTACCCAAGACTTTGCTGACTATGCTATCATGAAGATCATGACCGAAGCATCCAAGTATGGTAAGAAACTATGTTACTCTGGTGGTTGCGCACAGAACGTGGTGATCAACTCTAGGTTGTTCGAACTGTTCGATGAGGTACATATCGCATGTTCACCTACAGACGCTGGTTCCGGTCTGGGTACCGCTGCACGTTCATGGGCGAAGGCGACAGGTAAGGATAAGTTGATCTGGTCTCCATACTGTGGGTACGACATTGACCGACCCATTGACCCCAGTGAGATCGTAGACCACCTAATCAACCATAAAGTATGTGGTATCGCGAACGGTAAGGCAGAGTTCGGTCCACGTGCACTAGGTAACAGATCCCTGATTGCAGACGTACGTTATGACGTACAGGATACAGTGAACGGAATCAAACGTAGACAGAAGTACCGTCCGTTTGCTCCTGCCATCCTAGAAGAGTACGCAGAAGAATACT